ATCCATGATGGAGGATGCAATGTATCGTGCAGAGATGCGTGCAGACATGCGTGAAAAGATGAATGAATACATGATGGGTGGAAGTTGCCACTAGTGTCGATTTTTTTTGAGCATTTACCTCCGTCTACTTTTCGACTAGGTTTTTTAAAGGGCTACTTTCTGTGGTCCTTTTCTTTTTATATATAGTCTTGATAGATTATTGACATTAGAATGTATAGTTTTATGTTACTTAACTTATTGATTTTCAATTCTCTGTCGAAAATGTCGAAAAAATAAATGAAATAGAATTAAAAAAAATAATAAAGGAGGTAATAAAATATATATATATATAGGGGGCACTAAAAATAACATACCACTAAACTTTAGTTTGGTGTATTGGTCTTGTCACAATAATTAATATCTTTGTGACGAATTAATTTTAATCTATGGAGAATTTAGGATACTCACCCAAAGACATTCGCTTCGGCGAGTTAGGAAGAGAGAAGCTCATCAATGGCATTCAGAAGATTGCCGGAGCAGTTAAGAGCACACTAGGCCCAAGGGGTAACACAGTGCTAATTGAATCACCAAGCCATACAGGAAGCATCACGGTCACCAAGGACGGTGTGACAGTCGCAAAGGCTGTTGACCTGCTTGACCCGGTGGAGAACCTTGCGGTACGCATGATGAAGGAGGCTGCGGACAAGACAGCTACCAATGCGGGTGACGGTACGACAACTGCCATTGTGTTGACTGAGGCACTTGTATTGCATGGTGACAATATTATTACTCCTGAGCTAAACCGCATTCAGGTGCTTCGTCATCTGACTGAGGAGAGTGAGCAGATTATTGAGCGACTTAAGAAGCGCAAGAAGAAGGTCAGCAAGAAGATGCTGAATGACGTGGCGACAATCTCAGCGAACAATGACAAGAACATCGGTGGTATTATTGCACGTGTGTACAATGAGATTGGCACCAATGGTATTGTGACCGTTGAGAAGTCGCAGACAAATGAGACATATGCTGAGAGCACGCATGGCTTTAAGATTAATCGTGGGTACTACTCATCATACTTTATCAATGACCACAAGCGTGACGAGTGTGTCCTTGAGGACACAATGGTGTTAGTGTGTGACGCTGAGATTCATAATATCTTACAGCTTGAGAACATCCTTAAGCCAATCATCCAAGAGGGCAAGCGCCTCTTAATCATTGCGCCGTGCGCAGGTGGTGTTATCAGCACATTGGCTGCCAATGTCGCAAAGGGTAACCTCAAGGTGTGTGCAATTGAGCCGCCGAGCTTTGGGTACAAGAAGCATGAGCTGATGGGTGACATTGCCCTAGCAGTAGGTGCCAAGTACTTTAGTGAGAAGACAGGTGATGACCTGAGCCTAATGACATATGCTGACCTTGGTCACGCTGCCAAGATTATTGTTGACTCGCAGAACACTGTAATTATCAACTCACCTGCACGTACTGACGAGGAGGCTGTTGCTGAGCGAGTAGCCCAACTGTGGGCAGCACACGCTGAGGCGACTAAGAAGCATGACAAAGACTTTATCTTGTCTCGCATCGCATCACTTACGGGTGGTGTTGGTGTCATATACGTAGGTGGCGCCACTGACATTGAGCAGAAGGAGCTGTATGACCGTGTCGATGACGCAGTGTGTGCAGTACGCTCAGCCTTGGAGGAGGGAATCTTGCCGGGTGCCGGTAAGGCACTTCTTGACGAGGCAATTAAATTGAAGAACCTAAAGGGTACAACACCTGAGATGCAGGCTGCACTCCATATACTATCTGATGCCATTGCTACTCCAAGCGCACAGATTCTTTTGAACGCAGGGCTAAACCCACAAGAGATTTATGGCATTGAGTACTCATTCTTGGAGGAGGGTTTCGGCTACAATGTGAAGACAGGCGAGCGTGGCGACCTCATTGAGATGGGGGTAATTGACCCGTTCAAAGTGACACGCAGTGCACTGCAGAACGCAGTGAGTGTGGCTACAACAATTTTATCAACTGACGCCATTATCACGATGGCTCGAACATATCAAGCACAATGATAGCTATCGGTAAACATATCATTATTGAGACAATTGAGAAGGAGGTCACGACTGAGTCAGGCCTCCTTCTCAGCGCACATGACGCAAATGACTTCCGCTATAAGATGGGTGTTGTTGTGGCTCCCGGGACTGACGTTGCAAATATCAAGGCCGGCGATAATATCTACTACGATAAGGCCGGTTCATATACCATGGTCATCAAAGATAAGCCATACACAATTATTCAGGAGCGTGACGTTGTTGTTGTTGCCTAAACTTTGAGTTCATCTCACGTATCGCATTGCGGTATACCTTGCTCATATACTTGGCATTCTTCCTGAACATTGGGTTTGACTCCTGACGGGTTGGCATCTCTTCACCGGACAGCATCTTATATATGCTGCTGACCATTTTTTTCGCCTTCGGCGAAAGGTTGTAGAGCGCCCGTGTATTTGTATGTGAGTCATATTTTCTAAATGACTCAATCCAACCATCTGCCAATAGGCGCTTGAATCTCTTCTCGTCCCAAGATACCACACGCACAAAGTCATCGAACTGTGCCTTTGAGAAGTAACCCTCTGTGCGTAAGAATAGTATCATGTCAAGGTCAGCCTGTGTTAGGCCATGCTTTGTCTTTATGTACTGCCTGATGACCCTCCAATACTTGAGGTAATCGTCCATTTTATATTTGATTTAATTTATTAACTTTGTCAAAGTTAACTATTTAAAAAGTAAATAATGGCAAAATTTGATTACAACAGCAGCTCATTTCGTAATGCTGCTATCGACAAGATGAACACACGTTTCGGTAATGGAACACCTGAGAAGAGACAGATGGAGATAAAGTCTCAGGCTCCTTCAAATCCATTTACCAATACTAAAAACCCACTTAAGCAACCGCTTATAAACACAACAGTTGACCGTCCAACAGCTCCAAAGCCTGCTACTGCAGGTTCAAAGCCTGAGAAAAAGCCAACTACTCCTGCTGCTAAGCCTGCTGCTGCACCTGCTGCACCAAAGACAAAGAAAGAGGTTAAGCAAGAGGTTAAGGCTAAGGTTGCTGCTGCTAAGGGTGAAAAAAGACTTGCTAGAATTGAAGGAAAGTCTGCGATGACTGACGAACAAAAAGCTGCAAAAAGCGAGCGTTTTGGTAAGGCAGTTAAAGGTACTCTTGAAGCCGCAGGAACAGTACTAGGTCTATACGGTACATACCAAGGTATCAAGTCAAAAACTAACTCAAATAGCCAAGAAGGTAACTAATGGGACTTACTCTATTTGCTGATGGGTTCGATGACGCTATTATGGGCGTTGATTTGAACAGTGAAGTACCTCGTGTAATATACAGCGTTGAAAAAATGGTGTTTATACTCATGCACAGGGACGACATGAGCGAGGAGGAGGCTACTGAGTACCTAGACTTTAATGTATTTCAGGCGTATCTTGGTGAAGGTACGCCTATATACATGAATCAGATGAGTTCAGACGAAATAAAAGATATACTATGGCCGTAAAATACACTGATAAGGGAGTGCCTTACTCTGATAAGACTAGGGACCTACAAAAGACGCTTAGTGCACTAAACATTAGCAACCTTCAGGCCATGAAATTGTTGAGTGATGCGTATAGTGTCAAGGCACAATTGGGTAGAAAGAAGGGTGGAAAGCAGTCAGGTGGCAAAGTTAACGCTAGTTTAGCGTCTCTAGGTAGTAGTGTACAGCTACCAAATCTTACAAAGAAACGTACTAACGACTAATATGGCTGATAAGAGCAAAATGAAGTGCAATGTGCCTAGAAGGTCGGACCGTCCGGGCAAAAAGATGATGGTTAAGGCCTGTTCAGGAGGCACTGAGCGCCTTATTCACTTCGGTGCAGAGGGATATGGGCATAATTATAGCGCTGCAGCTCGCAAAAGCTTCAAAGCACGCCATAACTGTGACAGTGCTAACGATAAATTGAGTGCTCGCTATTGGGCATGCAAGAAACTATGGGCAGGACCGGGTGGTTCTACCAAGTCATCACCATCAAGCCGTAGAGGTAAGTACTAATGAAGGACGCCTGCTATAAAAAAGTCAAAGCATCATACGATGTCTTCCCATCGGCAAGGGCCTCTCAGGCTATTGCTAAATGTCGTAAGGCTTCAGGCAATGTAAAGAAGACCGAGAAGGGTACTAGCCTTAAGAGATGGGAGAAAGAGAAGTGGGTTGACACTAGAACAGGCAAAGCATGTGGTGCAGGTGGAAGCAATGAGTACTGCCGACCATCTAAAAGAGTGTCTTCAAAGACACCCGTAACTAGAAGTGAGATGAGTCCATCCAAGCTTGCAGCTAAGAAGGCTGAGAAGTCAAGAGTAGGGATGGGCAGAAGAGTAAGTAACGTCAAAAAATAAATAATCATGAAGAAGCAAGGATTCAATGCAAAGATGGACGAGTCAATGGCGGCTCGCAACGGTAAGAAGAAGCAAACGCTTAAAGACCGCCGTGATGAAGCTAAGGCAATGAACAAAAAGTCAACAGGTAAGGCATATGCCTCTGTTAAGACAATGGACAAAAAGAAAAAGTAATGAAACTAACAAGTACTAGCCGTGGCCTTGGTGATACAATCCACAAGGTCACTAGTGCAACAGGCATCAAGAAGATTGCTGATACAATTGCTCAAAAGAAGAAAGGAACATCTGAGTGTACGCCATGCGAGAAGCGCAGACAGGCACTGAACAAGGCATTTCCCTATAAAAAATAACCCGTATATTTGTAAAAAAAAATATGAGTCAGATTAACGTAAATGTAATAGCTCCACTAGGATATACGGGGCCGGCATTGACAGGTAGCAATAGTGATATTCAAATCATAAATGACGCAGGTCAGAATGTTTTGAAATTTTCAACGGGAGCTTTAGCTTTAAAATCTTTAGCTTTAGGTCTTGAGGCAGGAACCTTAACAACAGGTTGTGTAGCTGTAGGTACTTGGGCATTAAAAAATGCAACATCAGTTAACAATACTGCCGTAGGTAACTTTGCCTTACAATCAGCATCAAGTAATTCTACTGCCTTAGGATTTGGTGCCGGAGCATCATCAACAGGATTTAGTGGAACTTTCTTAGGATATAATGCAGGTACTTTAGCTACAAGTGGCGCATACAATACATTTATTGGAGCTGAGTCAGGTCAAGCTGTAACAACAGGTTTTAATAACGTATTAATTGGATACAGAGCAGGTATTGGTAACTTTGGTTCAAGCATTACAACAGGTTCAAACAATGTTCTTATCGGAACAAATGGTCTTGATGTAGCACCAACATTAAGTAACACTGTTATCTTAGGTGGTACAACAATCACTACATTAGCTTGTGCTGTTACTTCAATCACATCATTATCTGATGGTCGTGACAAGAAGGACGTTGAGGAGCTACCTATTGGACTTGACTTCATCAATGACTTGAACCCTGTTAAGTTTGTATGGGATGACAGAGATGAGAATGGTAAGCATGATATAAAAGACTGTGGATTCATTGCTCAAGACTTAAAAGAAGTTCAAGAGAAGTACAACATCTCAGAAGAGTTACAACTTGTTAATGAGGGAATCTCAGAAGATAAGATTTATGCGTCAGCAGGTCGCTTAATTCCTGTATTAGTGAAAGCTATTCAAGAGCTTTCTGCAGAAGTTAAACAATTAAAAAAATAAGATATGAGTACGATTAATGTAGATAACCTATTGCCTGTATCATTTGGAACAGTCAATGTAAATGGAGCAAGAATTAATGGAAATATTTCTAATCAATCATTTAGAATTTCATCAGATACAAATTCTGTTCAAGGATTAAATAATACAGTGTTTGGATTTCAAGCAGGTGCTCAATTAACATCAGGTTCTAATGCAAATACTATTCTTGGTAGACAAGCAGGTGCAAATCTAACAAGTGGCATTAACAATACTGCAATTGGTGCATCAACTTTAGCTAATTCAACAACATCAAATGGAAATACTTGTGTAGGGATTCAATCAGGAGCTCTGACAACAGGAGATTATAACACAGGTATAGGATATAATGCAGGAGGTTCAACTACAACAGGTAATAATAATGTTGCTTTAGGTGCTTTCGCTAATCAAGCATCATCAACAACAAGCAATTCTATTACATTGGGTAATGTATCACACAATGTATTACGTTGTGCTGTAACATCTATCACATCATTGTCAGATGCTCGTGATAAGAAAGATGTAACTGATTTGCGTGCAGGCCTTGATTTTGTAAAAGGTCTTCGTCCTGTTGAGTTTGTATGGGATGACCGTGAAGAGCACGGCAAGCACGATATCGCTGACTTCGGTTTTATCGCACAAGATTTGAAAGCTGCTCAAGAAGATGTTGAAATGGCTGATATTCTTAAACTTGTTTACGATGAGAATCCTGAGAAGTTAGAAGCTTCTTATGGTAAACTCATTCCAATCTTAGTAAAAGCTATCCAAGACTTGGCAGCTAAAGTTGAACAATTAGAAAAATAAATCATGGCAAATATTCCATCAGGTACTCAATTCATCGGTCTAGCAGCAACATATCAAACTGTTGAGCGCCGTTCTAGTTTGATTAACTCAGAAAGTCAGCCGTATACAATTGAGGATATTGCTACAGCTGCAGGAGGTAACTCATTTTACACAAATGGATTCACAGTTGTTGGTCCAATTGCTGCTAACATTACATTGCCTGAAAATGCAGTAGTAAACTATACAGGTCCTTTAGCAATGGCTGCAGGATATACATTGACTATTCCTACAGGCACAGTATTAAACATACTTTAGTAATTCCAAAACGAAGTAATCGAGCCGCCCTAGGGCGGCTTTTTCATTGTCTAAAAATACTTATATTTGTAAAAAAAATTATGGCACAAATTCCTTTAGATGAACAATTCATCGGTCTGTCAGCTAGTGTTAATACAACTGAGAGACGTTCGGCGCTTATTAACGCTGAGAGTCAGGCATATACTATTCAAGATTTTATTGACACTGTAGGTACAGGTCCTCAAGGTCCTCAAGGAGTTGCAGGCCCTCAAGGCCCTCAAGGAGTACCGGGTCCTGTCGGCCCCGCAGGTTTAAATTGGCAGGGGGCTTGGGTTTCAGGTTCTTCTTATGTTGCTGATGATGCAGTTGGTTTTGGTGGTGCATCATACTTTTGTATTTTAGCCACATCAGGAACAACCGCTCCTAACGTTGACACTACGCATTGGGCTCTTCTTGCATCTCAAGGAGCTATCGGTCCTCAAGGTCCTGTCGGTCCTCAAGGTCCTACCGGAGCTACAGGGCCAAGCGGTATTCCTGCATTCATGGAGTATAACCTAACTGACCTTACTTTTTGGAATAATGGTCACGGAAATATTTCATCAAACACATCATTTGGAGAATTAGCTTTAGCAAATAATACAACAGGTGTTGACAATACAGCATATGGGCAAGACTCATTGAGATTTAATATTGACGGAAATCAAAATACTGCTTTAGGTGTTTGGGCTTTAAGGTCTAATATATCAGGAAATAATAATACAGCAATTGGACCATTTTCTCTAAATTCCAATACATATGGAGGTACAAATACAGCTGTTGGGTTATTATCTTTACAGGCAAATACTACAGGTGGTGGGAATGTGGCTATTGGTGGTGGTGCATTATATACTAATTCTGTAGGAAATTACAATGTAGCTGTAGGTTCTAGTGCATTAAATGACAATACGGGTAATAATAATACAGCTTTAGGTAATGAGGCTTCTTATTCAAATACTAGTGGGTCATTGAATACATCTGTTGGATATAATGCAGCATTTTATGTAACAACAGGAAATGGCAATACTGTTTTAGGTTCATCTAGTGCATCTACATTGACTACCGGTAATAATAACGTATTAATAGGTCTTTCTGCTAATGTAGCATCTCCTTCAACTTCAACTGCTATTGTAATAGGAAGAAATGCTACGGGAGGGTCAAGTACTGTTGTAATAGGCGCAGGTGCTACATCAGCAACATTTACAGGTGGTGTTTTATTAGGAAATGGCGCTACAGCCACAGCAAATAATCAGTTTGTAGTAGGTAGTACATCTAATGCTGCAGGTACTGTAACAACTGAGACAGTATCAAGCACTCGCACTTGGTCAGTTGTGATCAATGGTGTAGCACATAAAATTCTATTAGCATAATTAAACTACTATTAAGTTTAGAAAGAGCCACCTAACGGTGGCTTTTTTGTTTATCTTTGTAAAAAATTTAATGATATGACAAAGGAACAAGCAATTAACGTATTGGAGCAAGCATTGAACGCTGCGACATTGAAAGGAGTTTACAATATGGCTGATGTGCAGGCTATCATAAATGCACTGAGTCTATTGAAGCAAGACTAAGAGAAGGCCACCTAAACGGTGGCTTTTTCATTTTAAAATATTCTGTATCTTTGTCTTATTAATTTATATAAGAGATGGCATATCAAAAATTACAGGTATCAAGAGCTTTACAGGTTATAAAGTCTGATAACGCAAGCATACCATATCCATCTGTCGTTAAGGCAGGTACAAACGTCAATATTATTGCAAATGAGCTTGAGGATACGACAGCTAACTTTGTTGCTGTAAATGTTGCTGTAGGTGATGTTGTATACAATACTACAACAGGTGCTGCTGCCACTGTAACTCAAGTTATTGACAATACAAGACTATTGTTGAATGCTGACATCTTCCTAGGAATAGGTAATTCATACATTATATATGCTCAGAACATCAAAGCTGAGGGATGTGTATTGTATGTTGGTACAGGAGGAAACCTTCACGTGTTGACGCATGGTGGTGATGATGTTGTATTTGCAAATGTACTAGGAGGAACATTCTTACCTGTTCAGGTACTTAAAGTATTTGCATCAGGTACAGCAGCAAGCAATATTGTAGCCCTTTGGTAGAATGATTAACGGTATTCAGATAGCGATTATAATAGGTGTTGAGGGTAATAACCCAATCTCACCTGTATATCCTGATGAAAGGGTAACAGATTTAGATGAAAATAGATTAACCGATGACGGTGATGAACGTATAATAGATTAAAAATGGCAGGAAAGAAAATTGTCGAGTTACCTTCATTAGGTAGAAATTTAGCTCCAACAGATATCTTAGAGTTATCTGAAAATGGAGCGGGAAGCTATAAGATTACAGGTCAAGAGATTATTGATGCAATACCTTTTCCTGAATGGGTATCTCCGGATATTGAACATAATGCTAATCCCAATGCAGTTCAATATTTTCTTAACTATCAACCTTATTATGCTGCAAGAGAAAGAATTATGTATTTCAATTCTCCATATTTGCCAAATGACAATCCTGTTTATAAATATATTTTAGGAGAGTTCACAGGTTTTAATTTATCTTTTGATAATTTTTCATTTGCACCTCCTACTGAGATAAACATATATAATGATGCAGTTGTTGCTTGGCAATTTCAAGGATTGTGGGGTTCAGGATTCACAATGAATTACTATGGCGAATACTTCCCAAGTGCAGGTTCTGCACAAGGATGCGGATACTATAATTTGCCTAATTGTGTAATGGCTGAAAGCCTTGATATTTATGGTAACCCCGGAGTCGAATTAAATGCACCACTTGTTCTTTCTACTAACAATTTTAATTTTGGTGGAAATGTTGGACTGATAAACCTACCATCATTAGAGTACGTTGTTAGTTTTCAAGGTCAAAATGCTAATTTTTCTATTAGTGTTTTAGAGTTGCTTTCTTTAAAATACATTAATAGCAATATGTATTTATATGGATGCAATGGACTTGTAAAATTGGATATGCCAAATTTAAAGTATATTGGAAGTGTTTATATTAATCTTTGCTCAAATTTAGACACTATGATATTGCCTGAGCTTCGTGCAATGAAGACTGAGAATCCAAGACAATTTGAGGTATATGATACTCCATTAAATCAGGCCTCAGTAGACTCAATTCTTATAGGTTTAGATACAGGTGGTCAATATAATGGAACTATTAATTTAGCTTCATTATGTGCGGCACCATCAGGAGCAGGAGTGACTGCTAAAAATAATTTGATAAGTAAAGGTTGGTCAGTATCTACAAACTAAAAATAATATGGAAATTCAACTAACATCAGACAAGTACATTATAGCTACAAGTGAAAATGCAGAGATAGTTCACTTTTCATTTGTAACAAGTGGAGCGAAATACGCAACTATTCAACCTATTGTTGAGCAATTCGATACTATCGAAGAAGCTGAAGCATATGTTGATAGCATCAAAGGTGAAGGATACTGTAGAGAAACTTTTAAGTATCTATTTGAAGTTCCAACTAATATTGAAAGTTAAAAATGGCAAAGGCTCAATCTTCATCAGGATTTATAGCAAAGCCTAAGGCAAAGCGCCCGGGCGTTCACGCTAAGAGTAAGACAAGTAAGTTGAAAACAAGCAAGAACTATACCAAGAAGTATAGAGCTCAGGGAAAATGAAAAGTAAGTTGACTATATTTCTTTTAACATTGGCGGCTATGTGGTCGCCTGTAGAGCTATCTGCAATATGTCTATTCGGAACTATGGGAGTAGACACAATAGTAAAGCTCATCTCGTTGAGATTTGTAGCTCAAAAAGAAAGACGTCCTTACAGAGAAGTTTTCTTGTCTAAGATGTTGAGAAGAGGGTACGTGTTTAAGTTTGCAGGATATGCTTTCGTAGCCATTCCATTGCTCCCTTTGGACTTTTATATTCTTACTCCATTTGTAAAGAACTTGCTGTCTGTTACAGGATACGATATGGTTTTGAACAAAGCCTTGTTTACAAATGGAATACTTATTATATTCTCCCTAATTGAAATCTCATCAATCAATGAGAATTGGTTTGACATCACGGGTAATAACATACTCAAGACAGTATTTGGAGTTGTAAAGAAAATAAGAGGTGCTATTGAAGGCGCTGCTGAAACATACAGAAACATTAAAAAGTAATGGTCAGAACTTACACAGATAAAGAGCTTATTGAGAAAGTAAAGTCTTTAGGTAACTTCAAAGAAATCCCAAAAGGATATTGGTTACTTGGTGTTAGGTCTAAAGAAGATACTGCAAATAAGTTTGATGATAAGATATATCTATTTAAGGGCGAAGAATTTATTGTTGTCACATCGGCAACAACGAATCCGGGCACGCCTACACTCAAGCAATTTGAGAAGGTCAATAGAGATGGAGCAGCAGTCCTTGTCGCAGATAGATGGTATTATAATGTATGGAAGTATGGAAAGCATAACGGAAAGGTTGAAGCGCTCCTACAGCTTGGAAACAAAGTACAAGTATACAGAGATACCGACAAGGATAACCAATCAGAAGAGCAAGGAAAGCTTCAGGAAGGTCATTTCGGAATCAATTTCCACCCAAACACCTACGACCTAAGTAAAGCATCAGGTGATACTATCGGATGGTGGAGCGCCGGATGTCAGGTTGTAAATAACATTGATAAATATAAGCAGATGATAAAGCTACTTAAGACTGAGAAGTTGGTTAGCTACTGCCTATTAAATGAGTTCTAATGAGAAATAAGTTATCAGGTACAAAGAAAGGTGACTCTAGGACTGCTAAGTACTATCAGGATAATCCTGATGCACGTAAGAAGAAGAAAGAGTATGATACTGAGTATCACTCTACTGATAGCCGCCGTGAATATCGTTCTGAGCTCAACAAGGTTAACAGAGAGAAAGGCACCTATGGTAATGGTGATGGTAAAGATGCTGCCCATAAATCAAAGACCAAGACTCGTATGCAATCACAATCTAAAAACAGAGCGGACAAGAAGCGCTCATTTTTCAAGTAATGAAAAGAATAGCACTTATTTTTATTTCATTGCACCTATTATTCTCGTGCTCTGTAAACTATCACCTCAAGAAAGCTATCAAGAAGGGTTACCGCTGTGATGAGGTAGCTGATACAATTCAGATTACTTCTGTAGACTCAATTCCTTACATTGTAAACGATTCAATTGTATGGGAGAAGGTAGTAACTCAAAAAGATACAATCATTCGTTACAAGACATCTTTTGTGCCTAAAACGAGATATGAAATACGTTTCGATAACAAGCGCTTCAGAGATAGCGTAAAGTATATACAAAAAGTATACTCTGACAGCTTAGATGCTGCAATAAAAATCAATAAACAAGATAATAAGACTGTTATTAAGACAAAGAAGAAGGGACCAAATCTATTTTTTATTGGCTTTATCACAGGCATATTATCTGTAATTATAGTTAGATATGCAATTAATCAAGCACTCAAAAAATATTCATGAGCTCATTGTAAATGACTCAGATGAAGTAAAGATAGCTATGCTATCAGATATCCATTGGGACAATCCTAAATGTGATTGGGACCTATTAAAGGCTCATATGGACTACTTCAAGAAGCACAGCATTCCTGTGATGATAAACGGAGATATGTTCTGTCTTATGCAGGGCCGTGGCGACAACCGCCGTAATAAGTCTGATATCCGTCCTGAGCACAACAATTTCAGATACCTTGACTCAATTGTTGAGACTGCTGTTGAGTGGTGGACACCATACGCAGACATACTTACTGTCATTGGTTATGGTAATCACGAGACGGGTGTTATTAAGTGGCAAGAGACTGACATATTACAGCGATTTGTAGACCTGCTTAATTTGAAGACAGGTGCTCAAGTTCAGACAGGAGGATATGGTGGTTGGCTTATTGTTAGAGCAGGCACTAGATTGCTTACTACAACAAAGATTAAATACTTCCATGGTTCAGGTGGTGGCGGTGTAGTTACCAAGGGAGCGCTTAACTTAACAAGAGCTCTTGAGATGTATGAGGACTTTGATGTTTTCTCAATGGGTCACATCCACGAGAATGCCTCACGTAATGATGTACGTGATTCGATTTTGCACCACCCTAGTAATGGTTACTATATGAAGCATCGTCAGATACATATGATGCTTACAGGTACCTATAAGGAAGAGTATGAGGATGGTCATCACGGTTGGCACGTAGAGCGTGGAGCTCCACCAAAACCAATTGGTGGTCGTATCTTGACAATAAAAAATGTGAGGACACTTAAAGATGGTTCAGACAGAACTGAAAAGGTAATTGACTCAAGCAAAATAGTAATCTAATAAATTGTATCTTTGTAAAAATTAAATGTAATGAAAGTAGAAAAATTTTTGACGAAAGAAGAGTTGGAGAAAACACAGGCAATGCACAGTGACTTCAACAAATTAAAAATGCAGCTTGGCGATGTTGAGTTGCAAAAGCAAGGAATCTTAAAGCAGGTTGATTTGCTTAAGGGTTTCTTTGCAGAACATGAAAAGGAACTAATGACTAAGTACGGTGAGGATGCAGTAATTAACATGCAAACCGGAGAGGTCACAAAAAAATAAGATATGGGAAAGATTAGTGGATACGCAAATGATTCAAGTCCAAACCTAAGCGACAAGCTTATTGGAACTGATGTGGATAATATGAATGCCACAAAGAATTTTACTATTGGTCAGATTTTAGATTTATTCTATTCAGGTGGATATGGAAGTTTTTACGATACAACTAATCAGAATGCAGCTTTTCCAAATACTGAATATGCCATAAAATTAAACACTACTGATATTAATGCTACAAGTGGTATATCTATAGTAAATGATAGTCTTGGTAATCCTACTAAAATAACACCTTCAATTTCAGGAGTTTATAATATTGCATTTTCAGCTCAACTTGCACGCCCATCAGGAGGTGGTCCTCAAATAATTGATTTTTGGTTAAAAAAGAACTCAGTAAACATCCCTTGGACTAATACTTCTTTGACATTGTCAGCCAATCCCGGTACATTAGTTGCAGCTTGGAATTTCTTCATTCAAATAGACGCAGGAGAAGATGTTCAGCTTATGTGGGCTACATCATCAACTATTGTTAATATACAAGCTGCTCTAGCAACACCTGTTGCCCCTGAGACTCCATCTGTCATCCTAACCATAAACAAAGTTGGTTAATGTATATTAGGAAGATATCTGTTGGACCCGACTACAAGGGCGGCGCAATGCACTACATCGTAGGTCAAAAAGTCTTGAATGATACCCAAGAGATTCATCTCATTAAGTATGATGATGATAGGATGTCAATCAAGATTTATATTGAAAACGATAAGGGTGAGGTCGTACTTTGGAAAGAGTTCAACAATACTATTCCTGTAGCAATCGAATATAATGTAAATATCTAATGCAATCTCCATTTTACTTTATAGTAAAGCCAAGGGAGGGTAAAAGATACAACAACACAAAAGAAATAGCAGGAATTGATTTAATCATCAATACCTCTGAAGAAGACTTTAGGTTCTCAAATAGAGAGGCTGATGTTGTTGAGCTACCCATTGGCTATAAAGGACCTATCAAGGTAGGTGACAAACTACTTGTACATCACAATGTATTCAAGTTCTATAATGATATGAAGGGGCGCCGCAAAAGCGGAAAGAGCTTTTTCAAAGAAGACCTATTCTTTATTGACGATGAGCAGTTCTTTATGTTTCACAATGGAACAGAATGGCAGGCTCATGACAGGTATTGCTTTGTTAAGCCAATAAAGCCTGAGGAGTCATTTATCTACAAACCAATCGAGGAAGAGCCGCTTATGGGTATTATGATATACCCAAATGAGTACTTAATATCAAAGGGTATTAAGTCAGGAGATAAGGTATGCTTCAAGCCTGACAGCGAGTATGAGTTCATTGTAGATGAAGAAAAGTTGTACAGAATATACGACCATCAAATAACAATCAAATTATGAGCCCTAGAGAACTAAGACTTAAGATTATTGATGCCGGATACAAGGCGGTTGAGCAATTGATTAAGGTTGCCAAAGAGGACATCATCAAAGTTGATGCTGAAGATGATTTGGCTGCAGACAAACTAAAGAATGCTGCGGCATCAAAGAGATTAGCTATATTTGACGCATTCGACATCCTTAACAAGATAGAAGCAGAAAAAACAAACCTACAAGAAGCTACACATGACTCAGCAAAAGTTGACAGCAAACAAGGTTGGGCTGAGCGAAGAGCTAAATAGCCTTTGCAAAGTTATAGATAACCACATTCCAAGTAAGGTACTATCTACAAAGAATAGAAACCATAGTTGGGTATATGGCTATGACCCTGAGCATGACATGGTAATTATATCAAAGACAGGTCAGATTGGTGAGGTTTTTGAGATATCAGGACTTAAGGTAGCGCTACCACTAGCCCCAAAGGAGTGTCTTCAAAGACACAATAAAGCATCAGAACAATATTGGGAGAGAGAAGACCTTCCGCCTCAACTAGGACGCATTCAGTCTATATTTCAGTGGCATGAGATGCCAAAGGAGTTTAAGGCTAGGTATGTTGACTATATCGAAGAAGAGTTTGACCGTAGAGAGAACGGATTTTGGTTCATGAATAATGGTAAGCCTACCTACATCACAGGCTCTCATTATATGTACCTTCAGTGGTCTAAGATTGATGTTGGGTATCCTGACTTCCGTGAGGCCAATAGGATTCTGTATATATTTTGGGAGGCATGCCGGGCAGATAACCGCTCATTCGGAATGGTATACCTTAAGATTCGCCGTTCAGGATTCTCATTTATGTCATCTTCTGAATGTGTAAACATTGGAACTCTTGCTAAAGATGCAAGGGTTGGTATCCTATCAAAGACAGGTGCCGATGCTAAAAAGATGTTTACTGACAAGGTTGTACCTATCAACAGTAACTTACCTTTCTTCTTCAAGCCTGTAATGGACGGTATGGATAAGCCAAAGACTGAGCTTGCCTACCGTGTTCCTGCGTCAAAGATTACCAAGAAGAACATGCATGATGTTGACGGAGAAGATGTTGAAGGTCTTGATACGACAATAGATTGGAAGAACACAGAAGACAACTCATACGATGGTGAGAAGCTATTGATGTTGGCCCATGATGAGAGCGGTAAGTGGATAAAGCCTAATAACATCTTGAACAATTGGCGTGTAACAAAGACGTGTTTGCGTTTGGGTAGCAAGATTATTGGTAAGTGTATGATGGGCTCTACATCAAATGCATTAGCTAAGGGTGGTCAGAACTTCAAGGACTTATATGAAGACTCAAGGGTCAGCACTCGTAATGCTAATGGTCAGACAAAGTCAGGTCTATATTCCCTATTCATTCCAATGGAGTGGAACATGGAGGGCTTTATTGATATCTATGGCATGCCTGTTCTTCGCAAGCCTTCTCAGCCTGTAAGAGGTATTGATGGTAATTGGATAATGAACGGAGCTATTGACTATTGGGAGGCTGAGGTTGAGTCACTAAAGAATGACCCTGATGCGCTCAATGAGTATTATCGTCAGTTCCCTCGCTCAGAGTCACACGCATTCCGTGATGAGTCAAAGGCAGCACTATTTAATCTTACTAAGATATATCAGCAGATTGACTACAATGACACTTTAATTAAAGAGCATCACTTAACTAGAGGTAGCTTTAGTTGGAAGGATGGTATTAAAGATACTCAGGTTATATTTACTCCTGACACTAGAGGTAGATTTCTAGTTAGTTGGACTCCGGGGAAAGCACTTCAGAATCAAGTATATGAGAAGAATGGTATTAGATACCCGGGCAATGAGCACATCGGTGCATTTGGTTGTGACTCCTATGACATCTCAGGTGTTGTTGTAGGACGTGGGTCTAATGGTGCACTCCATGGACTTACAAAGTTCCACATGGATGAGGCTCCTATTAATCAGTTCTTTCTAGAATATATTGCTAGACCTCAGACTGCAGAGATATTCTTTGAAGAGGTATTGATGGCCTGTGTGTTTTATGGTATGCCGATTCTGATTGAAAACAACAAACCACGTTTGCTATATCACTTCAAGAACAGGGGGTACCGTGGATTCTGTATCAATAGGCCTGACAAGACATACAATAAGCTATCAAAGACAGAGCGTGAACTAGGTGGTATACCAAACTCATCTGAGGATGTAAAGCAGGCTCACGCTGCTGCAGTTGAATCCTACATAGAGAAACATGTAGGGATGATAAGCGAGGATGAGATGGGATATATGCCGTTCACTAGAACGCTTGAAGATTGGGCTAAATTTGATGTGAGTGACAGAACGATGTATGATGCTACAATTAGCTCAGGATTGGCTATTATGGCCTGTCAGAAGCACTTATATCAACCCGAGAGAAAAGAGTCAAAAATAAGCATTAAATTTGCTACATATAATAATAAAGGGAATATTAGCTCCTTGAATACATGAAAGAAGTAATCGTAAACATATCATCTACATCATTTCCGAGTCAATTCGCAACTGATGCAGAGAAAGCAACCCTCGAGTTTGGTCTCCAAGTTGGACAGGCCATCCAATACGAGTGGTTTAGAAAAGATGGTAACCAATGTAGATACTACAGTCAATGGAGAGATTTCCATAGATTGAGATTATACGCAAGGGGTGAGCAGCCTATTCAGAAGTATAAAGAAGAGCTTGCTATTGATGGTGACCTTTCTTATATTAACTTGGATTGGACTCCCGTTCCTATTATCCCTAAGTTTGTTGATATCGTTGTTAACGGTATGTCTGACCGTCTGTTTAAGGTTAAGGCATATTCTCAGGATGCTATGTCTCAGGCAAAGCGTAGCAAGTATCAAGATATGATTGAAGGTCAGATGGTTGCTAAAGACCTGTTGACTAATATCCAAGAAAACACAGGTGTCGACCCATTTGTCATGAATCCTGATGAGCTTCCTGCAACAGACGAAGAGCTATCACTCTATATGCAGCTTAATTATAAGCCTGCTATCGAGATTGCTGAAGAGGAGGCTATCAATACCATTCTTGAAGAGAATCACTATGACTATGTAAGAAAGCAGTGTGAGTATGACCTAATGACATTAGGTATTGCTGTTGAGAAGCACGAGTTCCTTCCGGCAGCCGGTGTTCAGATATCTTATGTGGACCCTGCTAACATTGTTTATAGCTATACTGAAGACCCATACTTTAGAGACTGTTTCTATTGGGGTGAGATTAAGACACTTCCAATTATAGAGCTTTACAAGATTGACCAATCTTTAACTAAAGAGGATTTAGAGAAGATTTCAAAATATAGCCAAAGTTGGTATGACTACTATAATGTAGCTCAGTTTTATGAGAATAATATTTTTTACCGTGATACGTGTACTCTTCTTTACTTTAACTATAAGACTACTAAAAAAATTGTATACAAAAGGAAAGTCCTTGACAATGGTAGTGTTAGAATGATTGAAAAAGACGAGAACTTCAATCCTCCTGTGGAGATGATGGAAGAAGGACGCTTTGAGAAGGTAGAGAAGACTATTGATGTTTGGTATGAAGGAATAATGGTCATGGGTACCAATATCCTCCTTAAGTGGCAGATGTCTGAGAATATGGTTAGACCAAAGTCAGCTACTCAGCATGCGCTTCCAAACTATGTTGCTGTTGCACCTCGTATGTATAAAGGTGTGATTGAGTCATTAGTTCGCAGAATGATTCCATTTGCAGACTTGATTCAGCTTACCCACCTGAAGCTACAGCAGGTTATTTCTCGTGTTGTACCTGATGGTGTATTTATTGACGCTGATGGTCTCAATGAAGTTGACCTTGGTACAGGACAGGCTTACAATCCTGAGGATGCATTACGACTATACTTCCAAACAGGTAGTGTTATTGGTCGTAGCTATACGCAGGACGGCGAGTTCAATAATGCCCGTGTTCCAATCCAAGAATTAAATAGTAACTCAGGTGCATCAAAGGCACAGATGTTAATCTATAACTACAACCACTACCTTGATATGATTCGTGCGGTAACAGGTCTTAACGAGGCCCGTGATGGCTCTGACCCTGACCCACGAGCATTAATTGGTGTACAAAAACTTGCGGCTCTTAATTCAAATACAGCTACTCGTCATATTCTTGATGGTAGCCTTTATATGTTTAAGACCATGGCTGAGGCGCTTACTTATAGGATTGCAGATATCTTAGAGTACGCTGACTTTAGAGATGACTTTGCCAATAAGATTGGTAAATACAATGTATCTATTTTAAATGAAATTAAAGACCTATACGTATATGATTTCGGAATTTTTATCGACATCTCTCCTGATGAAGAACAAAAAGCACAGCTCGAGCAAAACATTCAAACTGCTCTATCTAAAGGTGATATTAACCTTGAGGATGCGATTGATATCCGCGAGATTAAGAATATCAAATTGGCTAACCAACTTCTTAAAGTAAAAAGAGTTAAGAAGCAAGAGCAGGAACAGAAGAATGCTATTCAGATGCAGGCAATGCAGGCTCAGAGTAATATGCAGTCACAGCAGATGGCGGCTCAGGCAGCTATGCAGCAGATTCAGGCAGAGACTCAAGCTAAGATGCAGCTCAAGCAGGCCGAGGTTGCGTTTGACATTGAGAAGATGAAGAATGAGGCAATGCTTAAGCAGCAATTGATGCAGTCTGAGTTTGAGATGCAGATGCAGCTTAAGGGTGTCGAAACTGAGTCTTTATCAAGCAGAGAGAAGGACAGAGAAGAGGCAAAAGCTAAGCGAATTAGTCAGCAAAACACAGAGCAATCTAAGTTAATTAATCAGAGAAAGAACAATCTACCTCCGATTAATTTTGAGTCAAATGAGGATTCCCTTGATGGCTTTGACTTAGCCGAGTTTGAACCCCGCTAAAACAATAAAAAATTATATATAACTTTGTAAAAATCAAATCAAATGGAATTTAAAGTAAAAGAAGTAGAAGGCATCGTTGAAAAGAGTGCCGCTCAAATTGAAGAGGAGTTGTTAATTAAGCATGAGGAGCAGTTCAATAATGAGCCTCCTGTGGATACACCTCCTGTGGATACACCACCAATTGATGAGCCACCGGTAGATGTGCCTTCAGAACTTAAAGAAGAAGACGTTCTTTCATATTTAGGAAAACGATATAATAAGGAGATTAACTCATTTGATGAGTTGATGGCCGCACGAGAAGAAGCTGAACAGCTTCCTGAAGACGTTGAGGCATTCCTTAAATTTAAGCGTGAGACAGGACGGGGTATCCAAGATTTCTTGAAACTACAAGAAGACTTTGACTCTATGAATCCTGATGCGCTTTTAAAGCAATACTTCAAGGATACTGAAGTTGGCCTCGATGATGATGACATTGATGCGCTAATGGAAGAGTTTGTGTATGATGAGGATTTAGACGATGACTCATATATCAAGAAAGCGAAGATTGCAAAGAAAAAGGCTATTGCTAAGGCCAAAGACTACTTCAATTCTCAGAAAGAGAAGTACAAGCAACCTCTTGAGTCAAGGGGTTCAGCTATTCCCGATGCAGAGAAAGAAGAGTTTGAGGCGTATAAACAATACATACAAGAGTCTAAAAGCCTACAGGAGGAGCAAGAGCGTAAAGCTACTTGGTTCCAAAAGAAGACTGATGAAGTGTTTGGTCAAGAGTTCAAAGGTTTTGAGTTCAATGTTGACGACAAAAAAATAGTCTTCTCCCCCGGTGATGCGACAGAGCTCAAGAAAGCTCAGGCTCATCCATTTAACTTTATTAATAAGTACTTGGACGAGAATGGGATGATTGCAGACGCCGCAGGTTACCATAGGTCTTTAGCAATCGCAATGAATCCTGAGAAGTTTGCTAAGTTCTTCTATGAACAAGGTCAGGCTGATGCGACAGATGATGTAACTAAAAAAATTAAAAACATCAATATGTCTGAGCGTAAGGCTCCTGAGGCAACTGTTAAAGGGGGAATGCAAGTCCGACAAGTAAATCCTGACTCAGGTCGTGGATTGAAAATCAAAAGTATAAAAAGAATATAAACAATTAAAAATTAGAAAAAATGCCAAGCGAATTATTATCTACACCGGGCTATCAGTTACAGCCAAGTGCTGAACAGGTAGCATTGTCAACTAACTACTTGACAAACTTTAACTTCATGAATCAGTATTTACCTGATACATATGAGAAGGAATTTGAGCGTTACGGAAACCGTACCGTTGCATCTTTCTTGCGTATGGTAGGTGCTGAGATGCCGTCTATCTCTGACCAAATCAAATGGGCAGAACAAGGCCGTCTTCACACGAAGTACACTAAAATTGTTACAGGAGCTGTGCCTGTTGGTACACCTGTAAACAGCGCTACGTTTACCGTTAATGACCCATATGTAATCACAAACAACATCGGTATTGCTATCCGTGCAGGTCAAACTGTAATGATTACTCCTAATGTTGCAGGTGGTGGTTCACAAAACAAAGGTATCGTTACTGCTGTTAACACTTCTGCTCGTACATTTACAGTTGCTTTCTATGAGGCAGTTGGTTTCAACAACAACAACACTGCTGCTAATGAGTTCACCGTATTTATCTACGGTTCTGAGTTCAAGAAAGGTACTACAGGTATGATTGGTTCATTGGAAGCTGATGACGAAATCTTCTCTAACAGCCCAATCATCATCAAGGACAAGTACTCTGTTTCAGGTTCTGACATGGCTCAGATTGGTTGGATTGAAGTAACTACTGAGAATGGCGCTACAGGTTTCTTGTGGTACTTAAAATCAGAGCACGAAACTCGTCTCCGTTTTGAGGACTATCTTGAGACTTCAATGTTGGAAGCTGTTCCTGCTGAATCAGGTTCAGGTGCTGCTACAGCTGCAGTTAACCCAACTTACGGTAACAAAGGTTCTGAGGGTGTATTCTACGTAGTAAACTCTCGTGGTAACGTATGGGGTGGTGGTAACCCAACTACTTTGGCTGACTTCGACACAATCATCTCTCGTTTGGATAAGCAAGGTTCTATTGAAGAGAACGTACTCTTCGTTAACCGTGACTTCTCTTTCGACATTGATGATATGTTGGCTGCTCAAAACAGTTATGGTGCTGCAGGTACTTCTTATGGTTTGTTTGATAATGACCGTGATATGGCTCTTAACCTTGGTTTCTCAGGTTTCCGCCGTGGTTATGACTTCTACAAAACTGATTGGAAATACTTAAACGACCCAACAATGCGCGGTGGTTTGACTTCATCTGCTACAGGTGTTTCAACTGCTAACGTAATCACAGGTCTTTTGGTTCCTGCAGGTTCAACTACAGTTTACGACCAAATTCTTGGTAAAAACGCTAAGCGTCCATTCTTACACGTGCGTTACCGTGCGTCTGAGACTGAAGACCGCCGTTACAAAACTTGGATTACAGGTTCTGCAGGTGGTGCTGCTACAAGCGACCTCGATGCTATGGAAGTCAACTTCCTTTCTGAGCGTGCAGTTTGTACACTTGGTGCTAACAACTTCGTACTTTTCCGTTACGGAGCATAAGCATAACAAATCAGAGAGGGGCTTCGGTCCCTCTCTATTTTTTATTGTAAAATTTTAATTATATCATATCCATGAAAAAGAAAGTAGAGTCGGCTCCTGCTGACAAAATTTACCGATTGAAAAACGACAAGGCCCCAATCTCATTTATGTTGGGTTCTAGAAACACAAAAAGATATCCATTGCTTTGGTACGATGAAGAGAAGAATCAAAATCGACCACTGCGATATGCGATAAACCAAAAATCTCCGTTTGAAGATGAACAAGATGGCAACGCAATTGTAGAGGCTATCATCTTTGAGAATGGTTTCTTAGCAGTCCCAAAACAAAACCCCGTATTACAGCAATTCTTATATTACCACCCAATGAATGGTGTGATATTTGAAGAAGTCGATGCTGAGCGTGATGCTCAAGAAGAAGTTGAAGCACTTGCTGCAGAAGTGGATGCACTTATCAAAGCCCGTGAGCTTTCAATTGAAGAGCTTGAGACAGTGTACCGTGTATTATTCAGCAAAGATGTATCTCGTGTTACTACAGCTGAGATGAAGAGAGATATCCTTATCTACGCTAGAAACTATCCGTATAACTTCTTGGATGCATTAGATGACCCAATGCTTAGACTACAGTCACAGGTGCATATCTTCTTTGATATGGGCTTATTGGCATTCAGAAGCAATAATAAAGAGGTGTGGTATAACACCCCTACAAACAAGAAAAAAATGCTAAATGTACCTTATGGCGAAGACCCATATGTGTTAGTATCAATGTATCTCAAGACAGATGAAGGTGTCGAAGCATTAAAAATGTTAGAGCATCATTTGGAGAATGCATAAATAATATTATATTTGTAATGTTGTTTTAGAGTTTGTACTCATTTCTCTGTTGGTAAAGGCCGCTTTTTGCGGCCTTTATTTTTTTGTATCTTTGTGAAAAGATATCATTATGATAAATTCGGTAAGGAACACTGTACTGTCTATCCTCAATAAAAATAACTACGGATATATTTCGCCATCTGACTTCAACCTGTTTGCAAAGCAAGCTCAGATGGAGATTTATGAAGAGTATTACAGCAGTTACAACAAAACAATAAATGCTGAGAACGCTCGTGTATCAGGAACTGAGTATGCTGATATTGAGAATCCTATAGCTGAGGTTTTAGAGTCATTCTTACGAAATGATACATTGGTTCAAGTTGCTCCCGCAACTAATCAGTATTATGTTCCATCTCTTACTACTACAGGATATAACTTCTATATGATTAGCCGTTTGACTTGCTTTGACCCTACAGGGACTGCAAGATTAGGTGATGCTGAGAAAGTTGCTAATGCTAGGTTGTACATGCTATTAGACTCAAACCTGACATCGCCTACTACAAAGTATCCGTCATATACTATTGATGGTGATATAATTACAGTTTATCCTGATATTATTAATGGTGTTTCATCATTGAAATGCTCATATTTTAGATTGCCTCTAGACCCTAAGTGGACTTATATAAACTTAATATCTAATGGAGAGCCTTCATTTGACCCATCTCAGCCTGACTACCAAGACTTTGAGCTACCATTTGAAGATGAATATAAATTGGTAATGAAAATACTTCAGTACTGTGGTATGTCAATTAGAGAGATTCAAGTTGCGCAGTATGGCATACAGCAAGAGCAATCTGAAAATCCTGCATTTAGTAATCAACAATAATAGAACATGGCATATATTTCACAATATCAGTACTATGAGAACGGTGGTAATCAACCTGAGGACGCCAATTGGGGGTCTTATCAGTATGTAAGCTTGTATGACATTGTCAACAACTTTTTGTTGATGTACTCAGGGAATCACTCACTAGTAAATAACGAGGAGCGATATAAGATTCTATTTCACGCTAAACGTGCGATTCAGGAACTTAACTATGATGCGTTTAAAGAGATTAAAGTTCTTCAGCTTACCATCTGTGACCAACTTCGTTATGTTTTGCCATCTGACTATGTCAATTGGGTTCGTATCTCTCTCTATAAAGATGGGTATATTAGACCAATGACTGAGAACATTCAGGTTCAGTCAGCAAAGGCATATCTACAGGACAATAACTGCAAGATTTTATTTGACCAAAATGGCAATGCACTTGAGCCACAGTTTTCTGAGCTTGATTGGGACCGTATAACAGGTACTCAAAAGAGTATTTACTTGAATCCCGGGAATCAATTTGACGGACAGTATGGTTGGAACTATGACGGCATGTGGTATTTTGAAAGAGGTATTGGGGACCGATATGGCCTAAATACTGAAACTGCTAACGCAAATCCAACATTTACCATTGATAAGAAGGCAGGAGTTATTAACTTTAGCTCGTATATGTCGGGTGAGTCTGTTATCCTTGAGTACGTGTCTGATGGCATGGAGAATGGTGACGACACTTTGGTTACTGTAAATAAGTTGTTTGAGAAGTATGTATATGCTTACATTATGTATGAGATACTAAACTCAAAGCTTGGCGTTCAAGAGTATGTTGTGCTTCGTGCACGTAAAGAAAAGACAGCTCTTTTACGTAATGCTAAGATTAGAATGAGTAACATTCACCCGGGCAGATTGCTAATGAACCTCCGTGGTCAGAACAAGTGGATAAAGTAATATGACAAAACTTACTAGAAATTTCAATAAGGGTGTAATGAATAAGGTCGTTGATGAACGACTTATACCCGATGGCCAATATATTGATGCGCTCAATGTGCGTATGGGGTCTACTGAAGAGAAGAGCATAGGTGCTATTGAGAACACAAAAGGTAATGTGAAATTAACCTCATTGGTGTATATTGATGGAACTCCTCTTAGCGATGAAGCCCGGGCAATAGGTGCATTTGAGGATGGCGCAAGAGAGACCATCTATTGGTTTGTTCACGACTCAAATTTCCCTGTTGGAGCTACAGGTAAGCTTGACCTTATTATATCATTCAATGTACTTACAAACATACTAACGTATCACGTTATTAGTATTGACAATGGAGGAGGTGTGAATACAACACTGAATTTCAATCCTCAATATGTAATTACAGGTGTTAACAAGATTGATGACCTACTATTTTGGACGGATGACTATAATCCACCTAGATTCATCAATGTAAAGGAGAACTATCCAAACCCTTCTCCTACCAACATTGACTACTATGTGGCACTCCCTCCACTTCCGCTCGCACCATATCCTGAGGTTTTATTAGAAAGACTTCAGGTAATTAAAAAACCACCTATTGAATCTCCTGAAATTCAGCTGACGAATATAGCCGGTCAAGAGAACTTTTTGAGTGAGCGATTTATCTGCTTTGCATACCGATACAGATATGCTGACAACCAATACTCTGCAATATCTCAGTTTTCTGAGCCTGCCTTCATTCCGAATCAATTTGAGTTTAGCAACGATAGCTACCTAAATGTAGGTATGACAAATGCCTTTAATAACGCCATCATTACATATAATACAGGTGGGTCTTTGGTAGTTGGAGTTGACTTGCTATTTAAAGAAATGGAAAGCAATGTAATCAGAGTTATTGAGAAGCTAGATAAGGCTGAGCTTGGTCTATCTGATGACACCAATTACACATACAACTTTTCAAATAGTAAGGTATTTACTATTCTTCCCGAGTCTGAGATACTCAGATTATATGACAACGTACCACTATTGGCTAAGGCGCAGACAGTTATGGGTAACCGTCTTATGTATGGTAACTATTTAGAAGGATATGACCTAATTGATAAGGATGGATATCCTGTAAAGTTTGAGTATGTTACCAACCTTCTATCAGAAGATATAGGTCTAACCACCTTGGATAGCAACAATTATGATGGAGACTATAATATAGATGGGTCTTTATCATTTCCCAATACTGTTTTAGGTGTTGATTTAACAGGAATAGATTTAACAGCAGGTTCTTCTATTACAATAACTTTTGGTCTAAACCATCAGGCATTTAGTGGTAGTACACCTTATCCTACTCAGACAAACAATAATGTTGACTTCTCATTCACGTATTATTTACCAACAACATTTGCTTCAGTTTTTGATATGGTATCAGATACATCATTTCAAGATGCTATCGGAACCTTAGCTAATGTTCAGGCAATGACAAATGCATGTTTAGGTACAACTCTTTCAGATGTATTTAACTGCGCAATGACTCAGAACTTAAATACTTATATTAAGTATACAAGTGGAATCAACACAGCTAACCTTTTGGTTTCAGCAACATCTTTTGTTGGAAGTAATGAAGTATTTTTTCAATTTCCTGCAGTTGCATATGTGGACAACGTAGCATCTCCTACCTATACTGTTTATGAATACATGCAGATTATTTCTGCAGAATGTTTTTTTCAGACAATTTCTCAGAATCAGAGTCTACATAGTAATAGAGATTATGAGATTGGTATTGTATATATGGACGACTTTAATCGTTCTAGCACTGCATTAGTAAGTCAGTACAATACTGAGCACGTACCTTGTGGAAATTCAGATACCAAGAATCAAATATTTGTTACGATACCTGTATCACAGGTTGCGCCATATTGGGCTACTAGATATAAGTTTGTGATTAAGGCAGACAGAGATACCTATGAAACTATCTTTAGCAACACATTCTTTATAGACCCTCAGACAACAAACGCTTATTTTCTCATAGATGGAGAGAACACTAGAAAGGTAAATGCAGGTAGTAGATTAATTGTAAAGGCAGATAGCACGGGACCTGTTGATACCTGTGCATATGCAACGGTACTTGAGGTTCAATCTCAGGCTAAGGACTTCTTAACTATACCTAGCCCTTCTAACCCTTCAACAAATATTCCTATTCCTTCAGGAGTATATATGAAGATTAAGCCTAATGAATTTAGCGCTCAATTTCAAGAAAACGCATATATAACTGAAGGTTTAATATCAGATACTATACCTTATCAAGATACAGGTGGTGCCCCTGTAGTTGGTTATCCAATGAATTTAGAGGACCCTGCTAACCCCGGATTTTATATTGACTATGATATACCTCAGGGCAGTACTATAAGAATGAAAATTAAGTTTCAGAGGGGTAAAGAAGGAAACAATAACCAAAACTGTGAGGCACGTATATACACACTAGAGAAGGTATTGACGTCTCAGAGCAACTACACTGACATGTATCAGTGGTTTGTTTCAGATAACATCGCTAGTATACTAGACGATGGAATCGCTTATGTAGGTGGTACAGGAAACTGTGGAATTGGAAATACTTTTTATAGCACACTTTTAACAGGTACTATTGTGCCTGCAGGAGCACCTCCGGGTTTTCCTACACCAACTACGTGTACAAACTACTATCAGTTCTATAGAAACACGCTAAGTAATCAGCTATCGCTGTACATATCAGGGACTCCTGTATGTGGATTTAAGGGCTCATCGTTAGAAGTAACATTCGAGATATATAGAGCTAATAGCTTATTTGTTTTTGAGACCGAGCCTGCAGATTCCCTACCTGATGTATTTTTTGAGAATGAGCTTTCATTTGAGATTAATTCATTGGGAGAACACCAAGGTAACGTAATGAACCAAAACTTTAGCACAGGCTCTCCTGCTGTTATTAATACAGGTTTCTTTAATTGCTATGCATTTGGTAATGGTGTTGAGAGCTACAAGACTAGAGACTCAATACTTGGGAACTACATGATGCTTGGTAATAAAGTTACTACAATTGCTGCCGAGGACTACGAGGCTGTTAGAAGGTATGCTGATATCACGTACAGTGGTATTTACAACAACGAGAGCAATGTAAATAAGTTGAATGAGTTCAACCTTGGTCTATTAAACTTTAAGCAGTTAGAGCGTTCATTTGGGCCTATCTATATTATGGATGCACGTCAGACTGATATCCTTGTATTGCAGGAAGACAAGATTTCATACGTACTTACCGAGAAGAACTTGCTATCAGATGCAGGTGCCGGTGGTGCATTGACATCTACACCAATTGTATTGGGTACTCAGATTGCTCGTGTTGAAAAGTATGGTATCTCATTTAACCCTGAGAGCTACATCCAATGGGGAGAAGATAGATACTTTACTGACGTGAAGCGAGGAGCTGTAATCAACCTTAAAGATTCAGAGACAGGACTAAGTCAATTGCAGGTTATATCTGATGCAGGTATGAGCACTTGGTTCCGTGATTTATTTATTGATGACTTTGACACACAGAAGCTTGGTGCGTATGACCCTTACTCTCAGGAGTACGTACTTAGCTCAAATAATATCAAGGTTCCAACTGTAACTGAATGTCTATCATGTGGTATTACTCAGGAATTTATATTGACAGAAAATGAAAGACTTCTTGAATATTGTGTTAATGTAGGTCAGCTTGTCGGAGATGTTGTAATTGATTACAATGTTACAAGCATAGACCCGGGAGTAGATTTCGAGGTTTCAGCAAGCTATAATGGAACACCATACACTACAGGACCTACATCATTTGATGGGACGCTAGTTGTTGATAAAGATTCTAATTCTGTTGATATTGTTGATGTTCAGGTAAGCTCAACAGGAGCTGTGGTTCTTGAAGTAACTGTAAACTGTCCTACTGCAAATACATTAAAGGTAGTTGAGGTTGTTTTGACTCCTGACTATAAAGCAGGTCAGAGTATATACACTCAGTGGAGATATACTGATGGAGCATTTGTTGGCTCACTTCAAAATACGCCTGTGACTTTTACATCAGGATTGAATCCTGTCGTATCGAGATACAATATAACCACAGGTCTTCAGGGAGCAGCTAATATACCAACTAATGGAAGTACCGTCAGAATGGCTACAAATAAGTTTTTCCCTACAAACTTTGATTTTGATTCAACTCAAAACAAGTTTAGATACCTAAGAACAAATACATTATACAACAATAACGCTGTTGACATCAATGCCTTAGTTGCTGCGGCATCAATTGGAACAACATCAGGAGGTGGTATATACTACTATTCAGATGTTTCAGCAGGACTAAGCGGAGATTATCTATATCTTATTTGGGACCTTCGTGACTACAATGAAATAAATTTATGTTGGTCAGCAGACCCACTTGATGTAGACTATGTATGCTGCGACTGTGACCCATGCTCAGACCCTTGTCGTGAGTGGTCACTTCAAAATGTAGGTTTAGGTACTGCTACAGTTGGATATACTGACTGTAATGGTATTCCTCAGACAGCTACAATACCTGAAGGTCAGACTGAAATAATATGCGGCTTAGCATCAGACTCTCCATATATTATGTCAGGAGGAGTATACATAACAATTTCGCAAGATTGCGGATGCAGAAGTTAAAATAAAATAATATGCCATACTATTTAGACGCCCCTACATTAGCTCAAGCTACAGCAGTATATTCAGACATAGACCTAACGATATGCGCTGCTGATGGCGTATATTCTGATGGGTCAATAACACGCATTCAGGCAGGATGTGTACTAGGTCCTGCAAAGTTTTGCCCATCGTGCGGAACTAATTGTGATGAATCATCATATGACAACTCAGGAAGCGTTGGCGTGTATAGAAGCACAATTGACTTGGGAAATGACCCGGGTGATATTGGAGCTATAATAATAACATTTAATGTACCTAAGGCTCCGCATGGATTTAAGGCTGTATACGATGGAATTACATATAATAGCTTTAGCTCGCCTGTATATGGATATATGACAGCTCCATCAGGTCTACCTGTATATATGGGAGACCAAGATAATGATTGTGGTATTACATCAAGTTCTTTTATTGCCAATAACTATGATTGGGATGGAGGTAGCTATGTTTATGATGGAACTACATCAATCATAAGTGTACTTCCGTCTCAGGCTAATCTAACTGTTAATGGACCCGGTACATGCATTATGGTTATACCAAAGGTGAACTTAAACCCATCATCTTTAGATATTACAGTTGAGTCACCGTGTCAGTCAGATTTTCAAGTTTATGTAAGCTGTCCTACTGTATTGTTTCCAACCTACACTAGTCAGGTTGCACCAACTGATGAGCTTGTATGCGAGTATGATGACAACCTTATCTACTATAACTACCCTGTAAACGGTAATGGTGTTACACTTGGCCTTTTTGATTGGGTATTTATTGACCCTTATGGTGAGTCAGTTGTTGGCGATGGCTACTACTACGCTCCAACAATGTTGCCGGGGGCATATGATTGGTTTTTAGTTCAGAACGGAGTTATCATTCAGATGGGACAGTGTGCATATAATGCATACGTACTTACACGCTGTGCAGATGGATTCACTCTTGTAGCAAACACAGGTGTAGGACCTGTAAGCGTTGGTCAGTTTGTAACAATATCAGACGCTCTTTATGCAGGTTGTGTTTGGGAGATTACAAGTCAGACATTTATTACGCCAACTGTTACAATTGACTCAATTACAGGATACACCAATTGTGATGAGATATGCGTGCTCTATAGTGTTGACAATATGACAGCATCTACTCAATCAGGTACATATATTGACTGTGATGGAGTAACTCAGTCATTTGCAGTAGACGGCTATACAATTGACTATATTTGCGCTAGAGTTGGAAGCATCTCTGTATCAGGCTCCCCTGCAGGAGTAATTGTATCACTTGACTCATGCGATTGCGGTTTTTAATATGGAATATACACTAACATACAGCGATGGTTCAGGCGGTTGGCCATCGTTCTACTCTTTCATCCCGGATTGGATGATTGGAATGAACAACTACTTCTATACATTTAAGAAGGGTAACCTTTATCGCCATAATGTAAATGCCATTAGGAATAATTTCTATGGTGAACAGTTTACATCAATAATGAAGAGTGTATTTAATACAGTTCCATTAGAGAATAAGCTATTTAAGACATTGTCACTTCAGGGTGATGATGCTTGGACTGCAAGTCCAATTGAGACTGATATTCAGAATAGCGGGTATATTGATAAGCCTTGGTTTGAGAAGAAAGAGCAGGCATATTTTGCATTTATTCGTAATGAAGGTACAGTTCCTGCAGGCACTGATGAGTACGCATTGCGCTCTTTAAATGGTGTCGGAAGAAGTATTGTTGTTACACCACCTGTTGCAGGAATCATCCAAGTGCAGTTCTCAATAAACCCATTGATTGCTATTGGTAGCATTGCAAGTGTTGGTGACTACCTATACTATGCTCTTCCTCCAAACTATAACGCACCAATCCTTTGTGGTAGAGTTACTGATATTGTTCAGAACTACCCTGCAGGAGATAACTACTTTGTTGTAGATACCACTTCAGGCTCAGTTCCTCCTATTCAGAACGCTTACTTCTTATATATCAAGAGTTCAGTTGCTGAGTCACATGGAGTACTAGGTCACTACTGTATCTTTACTATAGAAAATGATAACACATCAAAAGTTGAGTTATTTGCTGTAGAATCAGAGGTTATGAAAAGTTTCCCTTAAAAAACTTATCTTTGTATTTAACTTAAAATGTACATATTATGTGGGGAGCAATAGCATCAATCGCTACACAGGGAGTAACAGCTATCCTTTCAGGAGTTCAGATGCAACAAATGAAGAAAGCACAGCGTGCAGCTGATGCAGAGTCAGCAAGATTAATGCAGGATATATACAAAGAAGCAGAGAAAAATCAGTATGCTGCAGTTGGTCTTCCAATGAAGGCATATGACATCGAGAGAGAGAACCTTGCTGCGGCAGGTGCTCAGGCTATTGAGGCAGGTAGAGAAAGTGAGCGTACAGCTGCTGCATCTGCAGGTCTTACTATGGCACAATACCGTAATGCGCTTCGTAATATCCAAACAGAACAGGGAGATAAAATGACAGAGCTTGAGCTATTAAAAGCACAAGAGGCTGCTCGAAAGGGTGACATCAAGATGCAGTTTAAGGCTATGGAGGCTGAGGGCGCAGCAGCAGCAGCAGCTGACTATGAGAACAGAGCCAACGCAGCTGCACAGGGAGCTATTCAAGGAGTTATTGGGGCAGCGGGTACAGCATTAGCTTCAGTTCCTTTATTTAAAGCCACAAAAGAACAACGTGCAGCTATGGAACTTGCAGCAACATATGCAAGGACTAAAGCTTTTAGTCCTGACTTGCTTGATGCATCAGGAAACCCACTTTCATACGAGCAGGCAGTTATTAAGAGATTTGGTATGTCTGATGAACAAGCTAAGGCTTTACCTGTATATGACAAGACGGGTAAGATTGATTCTAAGATGTTTAACGATTGGCTTATAACACAACCAAAATCTGATATTAATCAGTTAATGATGTCAGGATTTGGACCCTCTCAATTAAAGGGTGTTGATGGAGGGTATATATCTCCTTCTTTTGGAAATGGAGAGACATCACAGATAGAAGTATTAAGAAGTTTACAGGACCAAGCCAATAGTGTATCATATCCTTCTTCTACACAATTTTATAATAATTTTAGTTGGATGGCTAACCCATCTCGTAATCAATAATTCATGGCTAAGACTTACTATAAATATGTAGAGCGCGGTGCCGAGTCTCAGATTAATTGGGGCGAGGTAGGAAAGAGCGTGAGCGAAATGATTGCTGCTGAGGCATTGGTCAGAGAGCAAAAGAAGGCCGCTATTGATGAGGCATCTCGTCAGTTTGGAGAGGTACTTGCAAATGCACCTACAGGTGAGTTTCAGAGTGCCAATCAATGGACGCTAGAGTATGCCAACGATGCATCTCAGGCAATGCTTCTTTTAGACAGGCAGCTTAAGACAGGTCAGATATCACTAAAAGATTATACTGTAAAGCGTCAAAACCTAAACGACAGCACTAATCAGATGTTTCAGCTATCCAAGAGCTATCAAGAGAAGTATGCTGAGGCAAAAAGAAGATTTGCTGCGGGTGAGTCTCAAAGCAGCGAGATGTGGATAAAGACTCAGCTTGATGGTATGAGCAACTTTAAGGATACTAAGGCATATATCAATCCAACAAACTATCAGGTATCTGTAGGTAGAATGATTCAGACAAAGGGTGCAAATGGCGAGACTGTCATGATGCTAGACCCTAACACTGACAACTACATGACAACTAATCAGATGAATGCATACCTAGACCTTAAGCTAGATAAGTATAATTTTGGTGAGGCTGTTGATGGAATGGTTGACTCACTAGGAAAGTATGATACAACTATGGTTGCAAAGCTTCAGAATATATACAGAACCTATGGTATCACAAGCATATCAGACCCAACTAAGAGGGCTAAGTTTGGTGAAGAGGCCAAGGAGACTATAACAGCATATGAGGAGTGGGAGAAAGCTCAGATTAATTCTCAGATGGCTAACCCATACAATCAGCTTAGTGTACTTACTGACGCTGTATTTAATGACCCTAAGACAGGAGAACAGTATCAGCAGACAAGAGATGCTGAGCTAGCTAAGACTAGCTCTAAGTATATTCTATTCCAAGACGATGGGACAGGTATGCTTGTTCCTCAGTTTACAAAAGAGCAAGACGAGGTGGCTGCGCAGTTTATGCAGAGCATGCTACGTAATGGTATTGACCAAAGCTCTAAGACTGATACGCAGGCGATGCCTTCTATTGATTACGCTCCTGAGTATGTATATAATAGAGGTGATGAGAAAAAAGAGTCGCTTAACAATGCAGGATATTGGAACCAATTATGGTGGGGTGATGCTCGTCAGAAGACAGCAGCAGCAGAGGCCTTACTTGGAACTACAATTGCACAGCAACAAGGTCTATTATCTATTGACCCATCAAGAGCAGGGTACATTACATTGAAGTACGCTGATGGCAAGAAGAACAGAACTGTTCGACTACAAGACTTTACACCTGCTGAATGGGCTGCAACAGGAGTTGAGCTTCATGGTGAGAACGATAGAAATAGAGCTATGAATGCAGGTGGTGGATTCGGTGGTAAGACCGTAAACCTAAATGCAGGTACTGAGGCTAAACGTGCAGGAACAGCTACTTCCCCATCGGGAGGTAAGCAAAGTGTTCAGACAAAGGCAAAAAACTATCTTCAACAAAAACTAGGTAGTGGCGTGTTAGTATCTAAAGGTGATGCCGGTGTTGATGAGATTGTAGCAATTATTCAACCACTTGGATTTACAGGAGAGCTAACAGGAACATTTGGCGACTATATTACCATCACGGCTCCTGACGGTGAAACACAAAAAGAGTTTAGACTTCAGAATGAAAGTGGTAAGAATAAAGTTGTAGCTGCAGATATTATTTCTTGGATGCAAGGACAAATGAATAATGAAAAGCTTGCGGCAGCTGATGCTAGTGGCATATTTAATAGCAGTGCAGGAGGTGGTTCAGGCGATGTTCTTTTTAAAAAATAAGTAACTTTACATTATGAATGATAAGCTACAACAGTTATACGATTTGTATAAGCAAAAAGGTATTATAAGCAATACCGATTTCAACACATTTGCAACTGCTAATGACTCTCAGAAAAAGGGACTATATGACTTAGGTGTAAAAGAAGGATTGTTTCAGTCTACTGACTACAATACATTCAGTACAGCATGGTCAGGCGCTAAGCAAGAACCTGTAAAAAAAAAAGACTCTACCGTATTGGCTTCCAATTCGGGAAAACCTACATCGGTTTCTTCTTCCAAGCCGGTTAAGGCTGACTATGATGGCAAGCAATTAAAGCCAAAGGGAGCTGATTACTCTAAATATCAGAAGGTCGGTGATAAATATTACGAAGGCCAAGGAGAGATATTCACAAATTATCCCGGGAAAGAGGGCAAAGCATACCGCTTTAATAATGGACAGTGGTATGAATATAGCTCTACATTAAATGTTGGAGGTGCTAATGACAAGTCTGTTGAACAATTAAAGCAACGTATTCAGGACCCTATGCGAATTGCTGCATTAAATAAGCAGTTCAATAAACAAGGTGGCCCTGAAAAAAATGTATACGTAGGTTATCCCGGTAAAGAGCAGAATGAATACAAGTTTGAGGGCGGTCAATGGAAAAAAAGAACTCCTGAAAATAGAACTTGGGTTACTGTTACCAACGAAAGTTCGATAACAGCACTCAATAACCAATTCAAGCAGAAGGCACAGGTTCCAAAAGACCCCACTCAGATAAATCAAATTAAGAAAGATAATCAGTACTCAGTTGCCTTTGACAAGAACTTAAAGAATATCAACTCTAAATTTGTTGGAGGAACTGAAGAAGATGCTGTATCTATTCTTAGAAAAAACTTCCCCATTGAGAACGGTTGGAAATTTGAAGAGGTTGGAATGGAATCAATGGGTAGCCCATTTACTCTTGGCGGTTCATTTGATGTTGATAGAGTTCAGGTAACGGCTCCAAACGGACAAAAGAAAGTATTTTATCTTGACAATTGGACTGAGGGAGAAGATAGTAAGAATGCAAATGATATGAAGACTTGGATGTCAAGTAATAACCTGACGCCATCTGAATATCAGAGAGAGAAAGAAAATAAAGCAAAGCTAGCTGAAGAGAGGAGATTCACGGGACCGACATCTCTAGGAGATAAGGAGGCCATGGCAGCTCAGAAGGTTATGATGGAAAAAAATCTTTCTGACGCATTAGGCGTATCAAAGCCTTTTGATTCTGAAGAACAAAGATTGTTAGATAAGGTAGAGAAAGCAAAGACTGAAGCTGCACCTGCAAGATTAGATTTTTTAAGTGATAAGTCTAGAAAGGCAGCAGAGATACAAAATAAATATCAGCAGTACATAATAGACCCAACAAACTTAACAGAATCTGAGAGAAGAGAAGCTCAGATGGCTCTTTCCGCATTAGCAAATGATAAGGCTGTAATACATCAGTCAAATAAGTTTGTGGATGATATTAAGAATAATGCTGACTCTTACAAGAAAAATTACGCAGAGACAGAGGTATACCTAAACCAATTAAATGAAAAATATGCAAGCGGTCAAATTACCCGTGAAGAATATAATGCAGAGGTAAAGCTAAAGGGAGAAGAGCTAGCTAAGCAAGAGTCAGAAATAAAAAATCAAATAAAACTATCTGATAATGTAGCAAGACAAGCTAGCCAATCGGCTGCTGAAAATCTTATCATAAAATCAGCTGAAGGAAGCTTTGGCGGTGGTCTTACATTAAGCGCAATAAAAGGAGCTGCATCTCCAATAAGATTACTTATGGGTGCTGTAGGAGAAGGAATGACTGCGGCTGAATGGCACGAGGCTGTTCAGGAAGCAATATCTCCAATTTGGAACTATCAGACAAGTCTTGAATACCTTCGCTCAGAAGAAAGACCTGACCTATATAAGGCGGCATTCTCAGTAGCTGAATCATTAGGAGCTATGGCAGCAACAGGAGGTGTAGGACTGACAGGAGCAATTGCTGAAGGTCTAGCCGCTAGAGGTGCGTCTCAGTTGGTTTCACAAGGTGTTGCAGGAGCTGCAGCATTCTATCCAATGTCATACTATGAGATGAAGGATGAACTTGAAGGAGTTGATATGCCTGAGTCGCATAAAATTGCCATGTCATCAATTTATGGTGTTGTATCATCAGCACTTGAATCACTTGGTATGGAGTATGCAATGGGTAAACTTCAGCCAAATGTAACGGCAGCTATTAAGAGAAATATACTTAAGAATGTATTGTCTAGAGAGATTCCTAAAAATGCTCCAAAAGAATTTATGGATGCATTGATTCGTACAGAGACAAAGGCATATTTAGGTAGCCTTGCTCTAGGTACTGTTGAGGCAGCGGGTGTAGAAGGTGCTACTGAAACACTTCAGAGCCTTACAGGAGCAGGAATAAAAGAGATATACGACCAAATAGGAAACAAGACAGAGTTATTTAGCAATGAAGGTGTCGGAGAAATTGTAAAAGGAGCTTTATATGAGGGATACCTTGGTGCCTTAGGTGGTAGCATGGTCCATAGTGTATATGTTTCATCTGATGCAATTAGAAGAAATTCAGCACTTAATAGTAAGGAACTTAATCTACTTCTATTGTCAGCAAAGGCAAATGGAATGGATGAGGCACTTATGACAAATTTAAAGGCTGACTTACTTAATGGCCGTATTACTAAAGAAGAGGCCAAAGAGATTGCGCAAAACTTTGATATGGTTAGAGGTAATGTAAATCAAATGCCTGCTAACCTAACACCTGAAGCTCAGTCAGTTTCTCTAGGTCTAATGATGGAGAGAGACAGATTAGAAAAACAAAAAGAAGGGAAAGACCCGAACCTCGTTAAACCTCAAATAGATAGAATTAACGAGATTAATAATCGTTTACAAGAAATAGCAAAAGAAAATGCCGTTCAAGAGCAAAGCACAGGCGAGGTACCTGTTCAGCCAACTACCGGAGTTGGCCAACAAGTGGAGGAAAGAGTACCCGAATCAAAAACTGAAGGGACTACCGGAGAAACTGTCAGAGAAGAAGCTAAGTGGGAGCAAGCTGAAACAACGCTCACTGAAGAAGAAAGGCAAGGCGTTATAGATAGCTTTGTTGAAACTATGCGAAATGGAATAGAGGAGACGTATGGTGACAATGAAAACCTTCAAGACGCAAAACAAGAATTATTAAATGAGCTTGAATCAGACCCTATTGCATTTGCCAAAGCTAGAAAAGATTATGGAGGGCCTTCTATTGATTTTTTAAATCAACTAGGACTCAACCAAGAAGCAGAGCAAGCTATACCAACTGCGCAGCCAACTGAAAGATTTGAGTTTACGCAAGAAAACCTTCCTCAAGAACTTCAGAATGTTGAGCCAATTGCTCGCACTGAGACAGGAAGAAGAGGATTGTTTGGTATCGGAACAAGAGGTCCAAAGACAACTACACTTACATTCAGTGGTCAGCAGATGATTGACGCAGGACTTCGCACTGCTCAACCACAGACTCAGCCTGTTATTGAAGAGGCTGTTGTAGTTGAAGAGACACCTGTTGCAGAATCAGCCACAATAAATCCTGCTACATCTATAGATGTTGTAGATGATTACAATGCTATGACTCAACAGTATAGGGATAAAAAGAAAGCAATAACTCTTCAAGTTAGAGATAACAAGATAACAACTAAAGAGGCTGCTGCTTTAACAAAAGAACTTAATGAAAATTTAAAAAGAGCTAAAACAGCAAGAGAAAATGCACAAGCAGAAGCACCTGTTGCAGAGGTTACAACACCTCAGCCAATGGTTATGCCTCAGGCATCAGCTCCTACACGTGCTGATGTTACTGCATTAAATAAAGGTACACTATCCACTGAAAGAGTTGACAGTATCCTTATGGGTGCTATTGAGGCACAGGAGCAAGGCAAAGCACTGAATAAGACACAGCAACGTATATTTGATGAGAACCAAGGTCGTGTAGAAGAATTAGTGTCTTCAAGGACACTTTCCGATGAGGTTACTGCGCTTAATGCTTTAATTGAAGGAACGCCTGAAGGACCTGCATTCCAATTAGCTGAAGAGGATACCGGTAGCAAAGAAAAGACAAAGGCAAGAAAAGAGGCCCTTGCTGAAAAGGCATTTAATGGCATGGAAGCATTACAGGGAGAAATAGCAGATGAGGCTTACGATTCACAGGAACCTACAAAAGGAACTGTAAAGGCTGATATAAATGAAAACCTTGAGCTTACAGAAGGAGTACCTAGAAGGTCTATTAGAAGTTACATAGGAAAGAAGATGAATCTACTTATGGCTGACCTACTTAAGGTTGACATAAATAATAAGATTCAGAAGATGGGTGGTGCATTCTTCCCATTGATACCGGGGCTTCGTGGTAAAGTAGCTTGGGCATCAATTACAAAAGAGGCCGCAATGGCAATTGTAAGGGGAGCTATCAAGAGCCAAATTAGTATGGTGTATAATATGAACCCTGAGGCTATGATGTCAAATAAGACATTCCTTGCTGCAGTAATGGACCGTATATCAAAGCTTCCTGACTCTAATGTTGTATTTGAAGAGATGATGAAGCGCATACAAAGCCTTTCATACGGAAAGAAAAATACAACTAAAATTCATGAGATTGCAAGAGAGTCAAAGAACATTGAGGATTTTAAAAACAAATTTGCTGAATTAAATGTAGATGCAAAGGCTGATATAATGAAGTCAATATTACCTGAGTCTGATTACTCGGGAGATATACCTCTATATAATACGCTTATCAAGGATGGCATCAGTAAGCAATCAATGCTAGATGAGAATGCTGAGCAGTTTGCTGCAGACCTTCCTGCAGGTGCACTTACAATGGCATTAAATATTGTTGACGAGAATGGTAATAGACCTACTGAGGAGACAGCTGAAAGCTTTATCATTACACAAGATGAGGCAAGAGCACTTGGTATGCCTATACATGAGAACTATCCTTTCTATATCAAAGGAAATGTAGATGCTATTCTGACAGAGACAGCTCCATTTTGGGAGGTCCTTAAAGACTTTAAGAGAAGTCTTGATGCTAAGATTGCGGGACTTATATTGAAGAAGGACTCATATGTTGTTGAGACAAAAGTAACAGATAAGAAAGGTAATGTTAAGAATGTAGATGTTGCTGTAAAGGTATATAACAATCCAAATGGAACTCGTACAGTTGAGGTATGGAGAGATACTGATGCCAAGGGTGAGGGTAATAAAATGATAATTCCGATTGGTGAACAACAAGATACAGAGAAATTCATCAAAAAGAATGTTGGAAAGATAAAGTCTTTTGAGAAGGGAGGAAGATATACATCTAAGGAAGGACGCTCTAGTACCATGAGAAGTGCCTCAATGAAGGCAGACTCAGCGTATGAGATAACAGAACCAACGCAATCTAAGTATCAGCAGTTCATTGAGAGATTAGCAAAAGCATTCCCGACAGTTGAGATGGTAACATCTCAGGAGGAATTTGATGCTATGATTGAAGAAATCAAACAAACTAAGGTTGGCCGCAATTTGCTTCTTACAAAGAATCAAAATGTGTATGGAGCTGTATATAATGGTAAACTATACCTAAACTCTAATCTTGAGAACTATAATACACCTATCCATGAGTTTGGACACATTTGGCTTAATGTAGCTAAGACAATGAGAGCTGACCTATATAATAGAGGTCTTGAGCTTATTAGAAATAGCGAGTACCTTGAGCAGATTAAAAATAGCCCTGAGTATAGCAGAATTGCAAAACTAATGAAGGCGCAAGGATTCTCTCAGGACGCCATCGAAAGATATCTTGAAGAGGAAGCACTAGCCACTGCTATCGGAGATAAGGGTGAGGCATTTGTCTCAGCAGCAACTAAGAGAAGCTTTAACAATTGGTTGAACGAAGTATTTGACTTTGTTAAGAAGCTAACAGGTATATCTAATATAACTGCAGAACAGCTACAGGATATGACGCTAGATGACTTTGTTCAGGGTGTTGTGGTTGACCTAATGTCAGAGAATCAGCAATTTAAGGATGCTGAGATTGAGTCATTTGGAAGTCAGCTGCAGCTAATGACGGGGCCGTCCGGTCTGACAATGACGCAGATTATTCACATGGGTCGCTCATATGGCTTCTCTGATGCTGCCATCAAGCAGACATTGCTGAATCAGAAGTTCAAGGCTAGAGACATTGATGTTGCCATGCAGGTACCATACAATACAGTTGACGTTATGCCGGCTGCGTTTGGAAACGTAGAGGGTGGTCTTCAGGTTGGCCTAGACATGTTTAACGAAATCAACCAAGAGCTTCAGGACTATGCCCGAGGCACAACCACGACTACGCGTGCGCCACGCATGACTGCCAAGGAACGTGCAGCTCGTGTTGCTGAACTACGACAACAAAACCCTACACTCACAGAGAT